TGCGGTCCGGGACTTACACCACACCATCCTGAAGGACACACTAGAGTGAACATCGAGCTACCCGCAGACCTGGATCCCGGTGATGCCAGCTACATGGCGGAGCAGCTCGAAGGGCTCACCACCGAACGCCTCCGCCTGCTCGTGTCGGAGTGGGCGGCCAAGAAGCGCTACCTCCCATCGGACCTGACGAACAAGCCAGGCCGCTGGGATAACTCCTATACACCGTACCTCGTGGAGATCATGGACTGCTTGTCCACGAGTCACCCGGCCCGGAAGGTAGCGGTTCGCAAAGCGGCCCAGGTAGGCGCCACCACCGGGATCCTGGAGAACTTCATCGGGTACACCGTGGATCATGCGGCGGCCGGCATGATCTATGTCAGTGCCGATAAGGGGCTCACGGAGTTAGGCGTGGAGCTTCGAGTGGATGCGATGCTCCATCACAGCGGCCTGTCACACCTGCTGGCAGCTCCGAACTCCACGAAGCGGAGCGGAGACACTAAGACACTCAAGCAGTTCCCTGGCGGCTTCCTGCTTGCTGTGGGGGCCCAGAATCCGGGTAAGCTGCGATCCACTGCGGCGAAGCTTATGGTGCTCGATGAACTGGACGGGATGCCGCTGATCCTGGGAGGTGTGGGAAAAACAGAGGGTAGCCCGATCACGCTCAGCGAACAGCGAACCGTGACCTTCTTCGACACCCGGAAGATCCTCTATCTATCCACGCCTTTGATCATGCAGACCAGCCTGATCAATCCGCTGTTCTTGATGGGCGACCAGCGGCACTATTACATCCCCTGTGTCCACTGCAACGCTATGCAGCACCTTGAATGGCATGGTGTCACGGAGGATAAGGAAAAATTCGGCTTCGTGTTCGAGGTGACAGAGGCCGGTGTACTGATCTCGGACAGCGTGGGCTACCGGTGCCGGCACTGCTTCGAGGTGTTCCGGAACCACGATAAGGCCTGGTTCCTGGGGCGTGGCGAGTGGCGGCCCCATGCGGAGAGCCAGGAGAAGGGGCTAGTTAGCTTCCACCTTCCGAGCTTCTATAGCCCTCCCGGGATGTATCCGTGGGAGGGTGTGGTTCAAAAATGGATCAAGGCCTGGGACGTGAACGCGGACCGGATGAAAAACGTGGACGATCTGCAGGCATTCTATAACCTGGAGCGCGGTCTGCCCTGGGAAGAGCGGGGCGAGTCCCCGAGTGCGCAGCGAGTCCGAACGCATCGGCGTGCAATCTACAGTGAGGGCGAGATACCGAATAGCTACGCAGTGCAGGAGACAGGCGGCCCGGTGGTGCTGCTCACCTGCGCGGTGGACGTGCATGGGAACCGGTTGGATGTCGAGGTCCTGGCCTGGTGCAAGGATCGCCAGAGCTACTCGATTCACTGGCTCCACTTCGAGGGGGACCCGGATGATCTGTCTAGCGCTGGACCCTGGCAGCCACTGCGCCAGCTGATCATGGACACCCAGTTCGTGGCGGACGATGGCCGGCTGTATAAGATCCAGCTCACGCTGATCGATGCAGCGTGGGAGAAAAAGCAGGATGCTGTCTATCAGTTCTGCCAGGACTATTCAAATGGGGTATTCCCTGTGATGGGCCGGAAGGACTCTATCGTTCGTGCATCGGTGAAGGAGTTCAGCGAGTCCACATCGAGCACGGGGAATGTGTTTTTTAATGTGGCCACGAGCCTCTATAAGGATCGGATCAGTGGGTGGCTTAAATCAAACTGGGACGGGGACAAGCTGCAGCCCTGCGGCTATCCGAATTATCCGCAGGATCGGCCGGATGATTACTTCGAGGAGTACGAGGGGGAGGAAAAAGTGGAGATGATCGACCCCCGAACGAGGCAGCGGCGCGGCTACGTGTGGAGGCAGATCGGGCAGCGGCCCAACCATGCCTGGGACTGTCGAATCTATAATATGTGTGCGCTCGATATGCTGGTCCATGATGCCTGTACGAACGAACTCGGGCTTGAAAAAATGGATTACACAGAATTCTTTAACTACGCGACCCCGCAACGGAATGCACAGGACCTGTGGATGCCGAACCCCTACAGCTACCACCCCACCGAAGAGATGTGATACGCTCCGTGCATGGATGTCACCACCCTACAAGCTGAGATCGTAACCACACAGGCGATCCTCACTCAGATTGCCGCGGCTATCCTGGCACTGAGTGATATCACCGTAACGAGCTATTCGCTCGACACTGGGCAGACGGTGCAGCGGGTTTCACGGGAGAACCTCGTGGACCTGATCAAGCAGCGGGCGCTACTCCAGAACGAGCTTTGTATGTTACAGGCGCGGCTGTCCGGCGGGAACGTCCAGCAAGCGTTGCCGGCCTTCTAATGGGCATGGCCCTCGATCCTTTTGCGGTGGCCCGGTCCTTCAGTATGGAGGCTTCCGGTTCAGGCTCATGGTGGGGCAGTCCTTCCAGCTCTAGCAAGTGGGCCGGGGAGAAGTTCGTAGGCGGCTGGGGCACCACGAGCAGCGGAGCACTTGACTACTGGACACTCCGCGAACGAAGCGCGCAGCTGTTCAATGAGAACCTGTACGCGCGTGGCGTGATCCGCCGGCTCGTTACAAATGAGATCAATACCGGCTTGACCCCCGATGTGGAACCGAACGATGAGCTACTCCCCGGGATGACTGCAGAGCAGGCCGAGGAGTGGAGTGAGAACACGGAGAACCGCTTCGAGGTGTGGGCGAAGGAGCCCCGGCTGTGCGACTTCGAGGAGCGGCGAACACTGTCCGCACTGCAGCGGGAGATCCGGCGGGAGGCCCTCATCGAGGGAGACATCCTAATCGTGCTGCGGTATGACGGGCGCACCGGACTCCCACGCATCCAGCTGATCCAGGGCTCCCGAGTTCGCAGCCCGATCGGTGTGGCCAAGCAGCAATCAGAGCGGATATTCAACGGGGTGGAGGTGGACGAGCGCGGGCGGCAGATCGCCTACTGGGTGAGGGATCCCAAAACGAACCGATCCAAGCGGATGGCGGCGGTCGGTGCCCGGTCCGGCCGCCGGCTCGCGTGGCTTTACTACGGAACGGATCGGCGTACCGATCAGGTTCGCGGAACCCCCATGCTGTCGCTTGTGATGCAGTCGCTCAAGGAACTGGACCGCTACCGGGACGCAGAGCTGCGGGCCGCTGTGGTGAACGCGATGCTGGCTATGTTCGTTCAGAAGAACGAGGAACGCCTAGGCAGCCGGCCGCTGGCCGGGGGCGCCGCACTGACCACCCGGGTGGAAACCACCGGCCTGGCAGGAGAGAACCGCGAGTATAATATCACCCAGGCGAACCCTGGACTCGTGATCGATGAGCTGCAGTATGGGGAGGAACCCAAGAGCTTCAATACGCAGCGGCCCAATGTGAACTACGCGGCGTTCGAGTCCGCAGTGGTGCACGCCATGGCGTGGGCCCTGGAGATTCCGCCGGAGATCCTTACCCTAGAGTTCCAGTCCAATTACTCCGCCTCGAAGGCAGCCATAGGTGAATTCAAGGCCTACCTCTCGATGTTCCGCATGGACTTCGGGGAGGCTGTGTGTGATCCGGTCTACGTGAACTGGCTTCTCTCCGAGGTCCTCCAGGATCGCATCCAGGCCCCCGGGCTCCTGGAGTCCTGGCGGGACCCGCTGCAGTACGATGTGTTCGGAGCGTGGACCCGTGCCGCGTGGGGTGGACCTGTGAAGCCATCCATCGAATTGAGTAAGGATGTTAAGGCCTATGATGCCGCGATCGAGGCCCGCTTGACTACACGGGATCGAGCAGCTAGGGATCTATTCGGTGTACGGTTCTCGAAGGTTCTCAAGCGGCAGCAGAAGGAGGATCGGATGCTGGAGGCCGCAGGGTTCGGAGCACCGGAACCTGTGGAGCCCTCAGAAGACGCACGAATAGGCGCCCCCATTAACGCTGCCTTGCAGAGGCATGCAGCCACGCTGCAGCTGCTCCAGGGTGGGAACGGGGCGGACGATGGCGAAAACAGCGGTACTACTAGTTGAAGGTGTCTGGACTGTCTTAGGCACGGGGCCGCTGATCGTCACGGTGAAACAGCAGGGCCGTGGCATGCTGTTTATCAATAACGAACAGGAGGATGCCACATCCCTGATCGTGAACCCACGCGGGAACGCTGGGGACCAGGTGGCGGAGAACAGCTTCGGCACGGTATCGGCCAAGGCCACCGGCCCCGGCTGGTCCGTGATCACGGACACCGAATAGCGTGGCTATCATCGATCTGTCCAGACACCTGGACTACCTGGGTGGCTTGCTGGCAGCGCTCGGGCTGTCGCCTTCCGGTGCGGAGTTCTCCAGTAGCACGGACACCGCTACGCTCGGGCGCCGGGATGTGTACTGGTGTGTGGATACATCGGTGCCTCGAACGCTCACACTGTCCAGTGCGGACATAGCGCAGGCCACACCTGAAGCGCCCTGGTTCATCACGATCAAGGACCGGACCGGTGGGGCTAATGCGAATAACATCACCGTGGCATCCGAAGGTGGGGAGCTATTCGACGGGGCCGCTACCGCTGTGATCTCCGAGGACTTCGGAACGCTGAACCTGATGGTGGAGGGGGCAGACGCCTATGGCAGGTAATACAAACCTGAACACGCGCAGGCCTTCGAGGATCGCATCCACCACTGTGGAGATCTTCACGGAGAACGATTTTCCCGAACCCTCGGGCGGGGTCGTCACGATCACGGAGTCCACCGTGTTCGTGATCGCGGCCAATATCACATCGTCGAATAGGATCGTGATCTCCCCCGGCATCATCGTGGAGTTCGTGGGGGCGGGGCTCGGGAAGGTGATCACATACACGGGATCTGGAACCCTGCTCACTGCGACCGATGCGGCGCTCGTTTCGATCGATCGAGTTAACCTGGACCTCACTGGAAACGATGTCACGCTGTTCGATGTCACGAACACCACGTTACTGCTGGTCCGTTCATCAATTGATTTTCAAGGGACCGGAGGTTCTATCGGTTCGATCACAGGGGCCGCTCAAATTTGCAGCTGGACGTTATCGCAGATCCTTGGGTTCGCGGAGGGGCTCGTGGTCGATGACATCGGCCAGCTACGCCTCGATGTGGTTACACTTATTTCAAATCAATCCGGGTCCACTCCGGTGTTCACGATAGGCCCTAACACTGGGAGGGTGAACATAGACCGCTCCACCATCGTGGCCGGCGCAGCGGAGGAGCTGCTCGTGTTTGATGCAGGTTACACCGGGCGGGGTATCATTGCGCGGCTCGTGAACGCCCTGGGGAGTGTGTTCTTCGGTGTAGGCAGCCTGGACGAGACAGCCCCCAATGTGAACGTGGTGGCATCGCCTCCGCAGAAATCTAGCCTGTGCATCCTCGGGGCCTTCGTGAACGTGAACGCGACAGCCACCACCGGGATCGTGAACGGTGTCTACAAGGACGTGGCGTTCGGCACTGGAGGCAGCGCACTGATCGAGGTGGCCGAGGCGGAACTATGGAGCCTGATCGATGAGGTGAACGGCACCTTTGAATTCACAGGGCTAAACCCGTTCTTCGGATCCCTCACCTTGGATCTATCGCTGCGGGCTATGGGAGCCTCTGCTGTATACAGGTTTAAGCTGCTCAAGGACTCGGGATCCGGCTTTGTGGATCTGCCGAACGTGATCGAGTTGAGCCTGGAGGCACAGACAGCGAACCCGTTAGCGGCGGCTTCTAAAACCTTCATCGTTACGGCCGTGGCAGGTGACAGGATCAAGCCCGTGATCACACGAGACAGCGGGAGCACAGCTCCCATTGTGGTGGCTGGTAGCCTCGTGGGGGCTGCCTGGCAGGGTGTCTAGCAGTTGACACGAACCCCACGGACCCCTATAGAGTTTATTGTGAGAGTTCACATATGAATCCCAAAGGGCTATGGTTATTCAACGCCGAATTCTTCGAGGCCGCTAAGGCTGCTTGGAACGGGTTCGGCCTTCCGGATCCGGATGCCTTCCAGGCGTTTATAACCCAGCAAAC